CAAAACAAAAGAATGACCCGCAAGGTGGTACACACGCAACGCCACGCCGCCATCAAGTGCGTGGACATTGGCGCACTTACAAATCAGGAAAGCGCGGTTGGGTGAGTGAATGTTGGAAAGGTGATGCAAGCAAAGGAACTGTTTTTAAAGACTATCAACTCAAGGAGAAGAATACATGACACCAAACACAATTGAATTTAAAACCACAAGCAACACATTGATGGATGGTTGGGTGATGCGTATCACAGCAGATAGGCGCATTGAAGTGAACGAAAATGTTGAGGTGACAGAAGCGGCAAAGAAAGTGCTTGAGGCTATGCAATTGATGCTTGATAACCAGAAGCGCACATGGGTAGGGCTAACAGATAAGGAATTTGAAGATTTAGTGGAAGACGAAGATTGGTTCAACGACCCAGTCAATTTTTCCAAGATTATCCAAACCAAACTCAAGGAACTCAACACATGATGCCATCAATTGATATGGGTTCGACTTTCTCAACCCATAAGTTCAAATTCTGTACCAAATGCGATACAGATAAACCACCAGAGGGCGGGATTGAAAATGGTCAAAAGTGGATATGCCAATCCTGTTGGTTAAAGAAAATAACAGGAATTCACCTAAAACAAAACAGAATAGATGGAGGAAAAAAATGAGTTACGCTAAAACTGAGATGCAGGTAATTGTTTGGGGAACTGACAGAGGGATTGTGCAAAACAGTACACCTTATGCTCAAGCCTTGAAGACCAAAGAAGAGCTAGAAGAGTTGTTCGATGCTATCTCCAAGGGCGATAGAGCTGCTATGGCAGACGCTTATGGGGATATAGTTACGACCCTTGTCATGGGTTGTGCCTGCGCTGATTTAGACCTTGTAGAGTGCTTTAAAGGCGCTTACGAGGAGATTAAAGACCGCAAAGGATTCCTCAATAAAGAGGGAATCTTTGTTAAGCAGTAAGAACTGCTAGTGCCTGGTTGTAATGCTTCTCTCGATCTGCTAAACCAATAAAGCCACCATTGATTTTTTTGGTCATCATCTTGATATCTCTATTGTCGGCAAGAACATTCAACTTGTGCGTATTCCAAAAGAAACCAGCACTCAATGCAGCATACATAGGTGTTGCAACGAGTTCTGGTTGCATAACAAAATCCTCTCCCAAGGCTTGTCCTGCATGGTAGTAGTTAGCATGACCTGTTAACTGAATACAGCCACGACCCCTAAAACGATAGCCATCACCAGAAGCCTCATCACGATTTCCCATGCGATTGGCATAAACCATATTGGCGATCTTCTTTGGATTCTTTGCATATTGATTGGCAAACTCTAAAGTTGGAAAACGCTTGGGCCATAACTTCATCAAAGTTTCGGCTCGATAATTTAAATTCTCTTCCAAGACCTTAAAGTTTCCACACTCGTGACCACATTGGGCAATAAATGCCGCCTGACGAAGTGGATTCGCAATGTCAAACCGATCAAATGTCGTGTTTAACGGCCCTTCCCAAACAGGGTCAATGTGCATTTGTTTAAGTTGTTCACTTGTTACCATTTAGCAAATCTCTCATCTGGTTATACGAGTCCACACACGCATTCAAAGCGGCAGTATTCTTGTCACCTTGGGCGACTATTTCTGCGATGGCATCGATGGTTGCTCTTTCGGCATCAGAAGCTGTGTCAGTCGGTCTGTCAGGTTGACTGGTTGCTTTTGTATCTGCGCTGGTAACGGAGGTACTTGTGGTGGCTTGTACGTTACTTGTGGGGCAGAGCCGCAACTTGCCAGCACGATTGGCGACAGCAAGAGCAGTAGTCTTTTTGTTGATAGCATCATTAGCCTCCTGTAATTTGGCAGATTGTTGGTTCAGTTTCTCACTCATGTTTTGCTCGATCTGACGAGCCTCTTCATTCTTCTTAGCAATGGCTATCTTCATGTCATTATCACGCTCTAGCCATCCATAGTGATGCCCTACCCTGTAAGTGCCAAACAGGGAAATAAGAACACCAACAATCAACCAAGGTAAAGGTATAGGTAGCATTAGTCAGCCTCCTGACGAGCTTTGGTAATCTCTTCACGAACCTCATCTGGCTCTTGGTGGTCAGGTGGAGTTGTTGGTGGAGGACCAGGTGTCCAAGATTCATCCAACTCAGGATTAGTCCAAACAGGCATTGCACCAAAAGGTTGGCTAGGCAAACCATAAGCAGACTGTGGAGGTGCGTAGGATTGATTAAAACCGCCCATAGAGCCGTTAAAACCCATTGGTTGACACATTGGTGGAGGTTGAGGCGCTCCAAAAGCCTTCGCTGCCGCACCTGCCGCCCTCTTAGTCATCACACCACCGATACCGCCAACAATCAACAACACAATGTCGTTCAACATCTTGGTATAGGCTTGGTCAATTGGAGCCATACTCTTGATTGGTTGGGTCACGAATGTCACAGAGTACAAAAGTGCAATCACGATAAAGCACAGGATACAAGTGACCACAACGACCACAAAACCCCACACCCGAACTTCAAATTCTTCAGTTGTTAGGTTTGGCTTCTGGTTGGACATCATTTACCTTTTTCTCCAAGATTGGGGCAACCAGATATTCTGGGCATTGTTGAGTGAACAAACACTTAGGTTTCTGACACTGCTCGGCATGAAAGTTGTCAGGATTTTGGCAAAAATACCTGTAGCGGTCTTCACAACCAGTCAGCAATAAAAGCAAAAGAAGGTATCTCATGCCATGACGTCCACAGAATTTGGCTTGACCCATTGAGTCCTAATGACTTTTGCCTGATTGGCAGCTTCTGCTTGGCGGTTCAATTGCTCCAACTCTTTTAAATTCTGCTGCTTGATGGCCTTATACATCTCTTTAAGAATCTTGCCGTTCATTTGGTATAGAGTAATTTTCATAGCCCAATCTTTGCCAATAAAAGGTTAACAATCTTGTTCGACAAGTCATCAGGTAAGAATCTTAAGAAGCCAAGAAACCACCATGCAGCGCATCCATAACAAATGACTTTGCAAAACAACTCAAATTGTTTTTGATACTCATTCACCGCCCACACCTCTTTGTGGTTTGGCAAAAGTCCATCATTTCATTGACCCCGACAAACACCAAGAACAGCACAAAGGCACAGCCAGCAATGATCATGGCCAGCTCATTCATCTCTTGCTGAAAATGACGCTGGAACTAGCCGATTAAGACCTACCGCAACTGGCTTTAAGTTATCAGCAATCAATCTTGATACAAATGCGGGTTCAACTGATTACATCTACATAGCCATTCGTAGAGGCCCGATGAAAGTGCCTACGGATGCGACTAAGGTGTTTAGTCCTGTTGCTTATTCTGGAACAGGCACAACAAATCCAATTTCTACTGGATTTGTAAATGACTCAGCGTTAATTGGTTGCAGACAACTTGAGGACAAATTTGTTTTTGGAAGTAGGTTACAAGGCAACAGATATATGTTCACAAGCGCCACAGTTGCTGAAGCGACTTCACCAGCCGCATTTATTGCAAATCCTTGGGCGTCAATGACGTCATTTAGTGTTAGCGATTCTTTACAAGCAAATGATTCAGGAAATACATATATAGGTTATGGACTAAGACGCGCCCCTAGCTTCTTTGATGAGGTTTGCTATACAGGAACAAGTAGTGCTACAACACAAACTCATAATCTAGGTGCTGTTCCTGATGCCGTAACTGGACCGCCAGAAGTGGTCAATCCAGTTGTGCCGCCAGAGACATCCACACTGGTCACTGAGCCAGCGCCAGGGCCAGTAAATGCAATCTCAATTGATCCAGCGCCTGGCGTAATAGTCACGCCAGAGCCAGCAGTCAATGATGCTTTGGTCAATGTGTTGCCAGTGCTGTTACCAATCAGTAATTGGCCATTGGTAAAACTTGACTCGCCTGTGCCGCCATTGGCCACTGGCAGAGTACCAGTCACGCCAGTGGTTAAAGGTAAGCCAGTCGCGTTGGTCAGCACAGCAGCCGATGGCGTGCCAAGAGCTGGTGTCACCAAAGTTGGTGAATTTGTAAACACCAAATTACCAGTGCCTGTTTCATCAGTCACAGCAGCTGCCAAGTTGGCTGATGATGGCGTTGCCAGGAATGTCGCGACTCCAGTTCCCAATCCACTTACACCAGTCGAAATTGGCAGGCCCGTTGCATTGGTCAAGACCGCAGCTGATGGTGTGCCAAGAGCTGGTGTCACCAGTGTTGGACTGTTTGACAACACATTGTTGCCAGTGCCAGTGCTTGTGCCGACACCAGTGCCACCCTTTGTGACCTTCAATAATGGACCAGCATCAAACAATGCATCAATAGTGTCCAGGTCGGTATTGATCTTTGTTCCCCAGGTGTCGGTAGATGCACCGACCTCTGGCTTTGTCAATAATAGGTTTGTGGTTGTGGTATCTGCCATTTTCTAATCCTTAACCAAAAGTTTTTGCGCGGGTCAATAAACTCCCGCCAGAAGTCGAGCCACGATCATCGGCTGTTTGCAAGTCATTCAAAGCTCGCTCATAAAGCGTTGCCCATGTCTGAATTCTCGCATCATCTTGCAAATATGGTGCAGCCTGGAGCAGGCTTCCATACAGATAAATATCAGGGCTTGATGTCAAAAGAAAATTGGTCGCAACACTTCCAGACAATTTGTTCAAGTTTGCAAAATAAACAATTTCAGTTGTGTATGTCGAGTCAGGCGTTGGCACAAATCTGAATTCAGAGCCGACCACGCCAAAGAATTTTGGTCTGCCACTGGCTGTGAATTTTGTCGATTCCTGGTCCAAGGCATCCATTGTCATAAAAGACAATGGCGTGTCTGGATTTGTACTGGTTAACTTAAATGCTTTGACTTCAAGAAAGTCACTTGGCGTTGACTCGAATTCAGAATCAACCGACAAAGTTGTCCTGGTCAACATTTGCCTGGTGCGCAATGTTCTTTCAATTTGCGCTTCAGCCAAAGAGATAAAGTCTGGAATGACAGCAGTCAGATCAGATCGATTAAGCCAGTCACCAATTGATGTCTTCAGTTCTGCATAAGTTGTCAGTGCCATTATTGGGCCTCTTTTTCCATTTCCTCTTTCACAATCCAGGTGTGGTCATGGCGAAACTCAAATGTGCCAATGTGGCCAATTTCCTTTGAGACATCATGGTCGATGTAGATTTTGTATCCAAGCTCTTGAGCTTTCTTACAAAAGAAAACATCCTCTCCCATGTAGCCTCGTGTTGTTTGCCATGGCATATCAAACCATGGCTCACTCATGCCCTCAAACACCTCGCGCTTGATCAGCATTATGCCTGTTCCAATGCTTCCCACCTCTTCCAGTCCAGTCGATTCTGGCATCGTATAGATGGGGATTCGCTTGCCATTTTCGTCATAGTTCTGGGCTGTTGGTCCAGTAGGCATTCTGCGTCTTGCGCAGTTTGCGGCCACGATTGGCTTGTCATGGGCCAGAAGTCTTTGGACCATGTCCTGGGGGAATGTCATGTCAGAGTCGATGAAGAGAATGTGGGTGCAGCCCTCTCTCATGGCATCCAAGCAAAGGTCAGCCCTTTGGTTTTGGATGATCGTGCCTTGCATCAATTTCAGACTGATTGCGTCTGTCGTGTTGAGTGTGTGATACGCCACCATATTGACCATGCAATATGTGTAGTTGGTGTGGACCTGATCACGGGCAGGGGTGCAGACAGCAATGTAGTTCATACTTTTCCAGGTCTTGTCCTAAAGAATTGATTTTCGCTATCGTTGAGCCAGCGCTTCATGTATTCCTGGTCATCGATCTTGCCTTCAGCTTTCATTTTGTAATAGAGAGCTTCTGGGATGGATGCAACCAAATGCCATTCACCTTTCCAGGTGGCTTTCTCATCCACAGCGTTGTAGATGGCTTTATTGGCCTCAATGACATCGGTCACATCTTGTTGTGTTTGGATGGTGACTTCATCGTTTTCGGTGTTGTAGTGCCAGGTGCGTGTGATGCCCTGCTGGGCATTTACATCAAATAATTTTTTTTCAATCATCTTAAAAAAAGGGCCAAGTTTCCCTGGCCCTTTCCATTGCTTCTGATTAAGAAGTGATCAAGTCAGCGGCCAAGCCGTGGGCGTTTTCAGCCAACACTTTGTGACCCCACTCAACGATCAACATGCGCTTTTCAGCGTCACCAGTCTTGGCCAATTCGACTTGCTGGTAAGGACGCAGCACAGTCATCTTGGCGTAGTCAGGATCGATCACCCATGCATCGCGCTCACGCTGGAATCTATTCGCGATCACCTGCACATTTCCGAAGTCACTGACGTAGATGTCAACGGCCCCGACCAATGTTGCAGGCTTTGCACCACCATCAATGTTGAAACGGCTAGAAGCGATACCAGAGAAGCCTGACACGCGCTGTTTGTTAACAGGACCGCACATCAAAATCTTAGGTGTACCACCAGCTGTCCACACTTTCTGAATCACATTTTTCAAAATGGTTTCAGTGAATGTGCGCACGTTGCCATCTGTACGGGCGCTGTTTGGCAGCGTTGTGTAAGACGGGTCAACACCATTGGTCTGCTTGTCGGTGTTTGTCTTAACAAACGCGCCCAAAGAGGCCGTAGCACGGGCAGTAGTCGAATCACCAGCCACAGCGATAGCGCCATTAAGCATGGAGAATTCTTGATCGCGCTTCATCTCAGCGCCACGCTTGGCGATCTGGTAAGCCAATTCACTGCGACGACCAGCCTTGTTAACAACTTCTTCAGTTGCTGACAAGATGATTGTCTTGCGTGAAATCTGTGCGTAGTTTTGCAAACGCACAGTAGCAGTTACAGCGTCAAACGATGCAACATCGTCACCCTCTAACTGGGCATTGGCAGCAGCTGCGGCCAATGTATCGGTCTGCCACTCATACAAGCTGTTTGACACGTTTTCACGGCCAATATTGCTCATGTAAGGGGTTTCTTCGGGTGCAATGTTTGTGATCACATTGCTCAAGTCTTCGCGGATGCCCTTGGCCGAATAGGTCAAGAA